AAATTACTTGATTGCAGTAGGACAAGTAGGTACAGTAACAGTATCTACAACATAGGAGAAAATCATGGGATTCAAATCAGGCGCAGACGGAATTACCAAACAAGGTAAAACCAAAGGCAAAAATTTAGGTGACTCAGGTCCAAACATCGGCTTACAAAAAGGCGGTAAGAAAAGCTCGGGCGTAAGCAACGATTCACTAAAATCAATGGGTCGTAACATGGCTCGTGTAGCTAACCAAGGCACTATGAAAAAAGCTGCCGGAAGAGGGCGTTAATCATGGCTATCGAAAACAAACCAGCAAGCGTATACGCTAAAAACGGCACTTCTGTTGCTAATGGCGAAAGCGCTGTAGTGAATAAAGGCAACGAGATGGACTCATTGCGAATCGCCGTTGGCGGTATTAGTAAAGGCAACGATCGCCCAACTAAAACAGACGGCATTAAAATTCGTGGAACTGGCGCTGCTACTAAGGGCGTTATGGCTAGAGGCCCAATGGCGTGAGCTTAAACTATTTACAACTTTATCAAGCAATTCAGGATTACTCTGAAAATACAGAGTCGCTGTTTGTATCCAACATTCCTCTCTTCGTTCAAGAAGCTGAGGAGAGGGTATACAATTCAGTTCAAATCCCAGCGCTTCGTAAAAATGTAACTGGTACATTAACAGCTTCAAACCCGTACTTATCAGCGCCAAATGACTATCTTTCTACTTTTTCTTTGGCGGTGATAAGGGCAAATAACTCATACGAGTACTTGCTAAACAAAGACGTAAACTTTATTAGGGCGGCGTACCCTACCCCAACAAGCACAGGCGAACCCCGCTACTATGCGCTTTTTGGTAATCAGTACTCTGTTCCTAATGAGTTGTCGTTTATCGTTGGACCTACCCCAGACGCAAGCTATAACGTAGAGCTGCATTACTATTACTACCCTGTATCTATTGTTCAAGGCGTAATTGCTACTCTAGCTACCACCTCTTTAGTAGGCGGTATTAATTACACTAATGGGGTTTACCCTAATGTGGCTCTAACTGGCGGTACTGGAAACGGGGCAATTGCAAGTATTGTTGTTTCTGGCAATGCGGTTACAAGCGTTACCATCAAGAACGGCGGCAGCTTTTACGTTGCAGGAGATATTCTTAGCGCAGCGGCATCAAGTTTAGGTACGGCGGGTACAGGTTCTGGCTTTACTATCCCTGTAGCAACCATTAATAACGCTAGCGGCACATCATGGCTAGGCGATAACTACGACCCAGTCCTGTTTTATGGTGCAATGCGGGAAGCAATGCTCTTTATGAAGGGCGAACAAGATTTAATAAAGTACTACGAAGAGAAGTACATGGAAGCGCTACAACAGCTCAATCGCCTTGGAACTGGTCTTGAGCGTGGTGATGCGTACCGTGACGGGCAAGCTAAGATTAAGGTTAATCCATAATGGCTATTCAGCAAGGGCTTTGCACTGTCTTTAAAAAGAACTGCTTGAGCGGTTTAGAAAACTTTGCTGTCGGTACACCATATGTCTATAAGATAGCCTTGTACACGTCGTTTGCCACTATTGGACCAAATACCTTGGCTTATACGGCAGATAACGAAGTTTCAGGGACAGGCTACACCGCTACCGGCAAAACGTTAACTGTTATACCACCCGTATCGGACGACCAAACGCTAACAGCATATGTGTCTTTTGCTAATGTAACTTGGAATCCAGCATCCTTTACTGCTAGGGGTGCTTTAATTTACAATAGTACAACCGGTGCGGCAGTTGCAGTACTAGACTTTGGCAGCGATAAAGCAGCATCAAACAGTTTTACAGTAACTTTCCCAACGGCGAACGCAACAAACGCCATTATTCGTTTTAGTTAAGGAGTATTTATGAGCAATGAAAAAACAAAATTTGGTGATAGTTGCGACGCAACCGTTACTCGTGGCGCTGGTCAAACCGAGATTTTTGGTTTAGAAGGCATTTATACAGCTGATTGCTATGACGCTCAAGGCACCTTGAAGTGGTCTGATACTTTCAAAAACCTGACAACTAACGTTGGTCGTGCAAACTTGATGAACTCATATTTTGCTAACACTGGCGGCGGTGCTATTGTTATGGGTTTAAAAGGTACAGGCACAGCAGCTTATACAGACACACAAGCAAGTCACGCTACTTGGTTAGAAGTCGGTGCTACTAATGCCCCTACTTATTCCGGCACACGTAAGACTCCAGCGTTTAGCGCTGCTACATCAGCTAACCCATCAGTTTTGGCAACAAGTGCTGCTGTTACATTTAGCATGACTAGTTCTGGTACTGTTGCTGGTGCGTTTATCAACGTTGGTGGTACATCTGCAATCGACAACACAACTGGTACGTTGTTTAGTGCTGGTGACTTTACTGCTGGTTCTAAAGTGGTTGCTTCTGGTGACACAATTAACGTTAGCTACACCTTATCAGCAGCTGGCTAATAGGAGCCTAATATGGCATTAATACTAGCGGATCGCGTCCAACAGAACGGGACGGCAAATACTACAGTTAGCTTTACTTTAACGAGTACGGCTACTGGGTATCAGTCGTTTGCAGCTGTTGGTAACGGGAATACAACTTACTACAGCGCTTTTGATGCTACTGGTAATTGGGAAGTAGGTATTGGTACCTATTCAACAACAGGCCCTACGTTAACTCGCACCACTATTTTATCTTCTAGCAATACAGGAAGCGCAGTTACTTTCTCTGGTGCGGTAACAGTATTTATTACGTACCCGTCTGGAAAGTCTGTAAACCTTGATGCAAGTGGAAACGTTAACGCTCTTGGTACAGTTACATCCGCTACGCTAACCAATGCTACTGGACTACCACTTACTACTGGTGTTACGGGTACTCTGCCTGTTGCTAATGGCGGTACAGGATTAACAAGCGTTACTACTGGGTATGTTCCTTATGGTAATGGCACTTCAGCTCTTAGCACTTCTTCAGCGTTAGCGTATAACGGGTCTTTTTTAACTTCACCGGGATATGTAGGAACAAAAGATATTACTGCGTCCGCTAGTTCTGGCGCATACGCATATGGTACTTTAGGGTACAACGATATAAATATTGCAGCTTCTTATGTCCAAAGCGCAAACAATTACACGCAAGTAATTTTACAGAACACTAATAGCGGAACAGCAGCTTCAGCCGACTTTATTGTAAGTAACAACCTAGGTACTGCTACATCGTACTATGGCGACTTTGGTATGAACAGTTCCAACTTTACTGGAACTAGCAACTTAAATGCTGCAAACCATGTCTACGTATACTCGGTAAACACCGACTTATCTATCGGTACAATAGATTCAAACCCAATCCATATCGTAACTAATAGCAACGCAACTGATGCCATGACGATTACGCCAGCTAACGCTGTTGCGTTTAACGGATCTTATGGTACATCTGGACAAGTTTTAACATCGGCTGGCTCAAGCGCTCCTCCAACTTGGACTACCCCAAGTGGTACTACTAAAGCTCAAGCAATCGCATACGCAATGACACTAGGATTCTAAAATGGCAAACCCAAATATTGCAGCATTAACCACTATATACGGCAACACCGCCTATGTAGCACCGTCTACAACAGCAGCTACCGTATCTTGGACGTATAACGGCTCAACTTCACTGACGGGTTTAACTCCCGCTGCGGGTACCGTAAATAAAATTACGGGCTTAGTTGTTTCAAACTTAACAGGCACTGCAGCTACTGCAACGGTCGGTGTAGGCAATAACGCTACGTTTGGTTCTGCAACCTTGGTTGGGTATTTAGCTTATCAAATTTCTATTCCAGCTGGAGCAACATTAATTATTACCGATAAGACTACAGACGTTTATATTACTGAAAATCAATCAGTGGGCGTTACTTCTAGTACGGCTGGCGCACTAACATTTACCGCTACATTTGAAGCTATAACTTAAGGATAGCGCAATGTCCCAGCGTTACCTAGGCGGGTTTATAACTGCTTCTTATAATCCGTTATTACCAACCGTTGACTACCTAGTAGTTGCTGGCGGTGGTGGTGGTGCTGCAGTTATTGGTGGTGGAGGTGGTGCTGGCGGATTATTAACTGGAAGTTTAATTGTAGCTAAAGGCACAACGTACACAATTACAGTTGGCGCTGGCGGAAGTGGAAGCACATCTACCTCTGGTGCAGCAGGAAATAACGGAAGTCCTGGAAGTAACTCTGTATTTTCAACTATAACTGCAATAGGTGGCGGCGGTGGTGCATCTGGCGTTGGCTCTCCTGCTAATGGTAACTCTGGCGGCTCTGGTGGTGGTAGCTCTGGAGGAGGAACTGGAGGCAATGGAACAGCTGGTCAAGGAAACAACGGAGGAGGAAGCGTTGGGTCTGGAAATTACGGAACTGGTGGCGGTGGCGGTGCATCTGCTGTAGGAGGAACTGGAACAACAACCGTTGCGGGTAATGGTGGTGCTGGTACAGCATCTTCAATTACAGGGTCTTCCATAACTTACGCAGGCGGTGGCGGCGGTGGAACTTATAACGGTGGAACTGCTGGCACAGGTGGTGCTGGTGGCGGAGCTAATGGTTCTGCAACAGACTCAACCCCTTCAAATGCAACAGCAAACACCGGTGGCGGCGGCGGAGGTGGTGGAGCAGTTGAGCCAAGTCCATTTGGACAGGGAAGTAATGGTGGTTCTGGCGTAGTTATTATCCGTGCTGCATTCCCAGCAGCTTCGACAACAGGATCCCCTACAGAAACGACAGTCAGCGGACAAACAGTCTATACATTCACATCTTCTGGGTCTATTACGTTCTAATCATGGCTACTCAATACTCAGGTTCTTTTACTCTACAACAACAGATGCAAGCTAAAGCTGCTGGTACTTGGCCCGCATATATTCCACCTTCAGTTAATTACTTAGTTGTTGCTGGTGGCGGTGGTAGTCAAGATGCCTATAGTGGCGGTGGCGGTGCTGGGGGGATGTTAACTGGCACAGATCAAGCCGTTACTCCTGGAACAACATATACCGTAACTGTTGGTGGCGGAGGTGGCTCAAATGCTAACGGGTCAAATTCTTCTTTTGATTCAATAGCTGTAGCTACTGGGGGTGGAAAAGGTGGTGGTGGTAGCTCCCCTGCAACTGGTGGCTCAGGCGGCGGTGGAAGTGGGTATGGTGGATCTGGTGCCGCTGGAACTTCAGGACAAGGAAACAGCGGAGGAAGTGGTCTTGCAATAGAGTCAAATGCTGGCGGTGGTGGTGGCGGAAAAGGTGCAGCTGGTAGCAACGGTTCTAATTTAGGATATAACGGCGGTGCTGGTGGAGCTGGTCAAGCATCTTCCATTACTGGGTCATCAGTAACTTATGCTGGTGGCGGAGGTGGTGGTGGGTATAGTCCTGGTAGTGGTGGTTCAGGCGGTGGGGGTAATGGAACTTTTAACACATCTGGGTCAAATGGAACTGCAAATACTGGTGGTGGCGGCGGTGGTCCTAGAGAACCTGGAAATAGTGCGGGTTCTGGCGGCTCTGGTGTAGTTATTATTTCATCTGCAACAGCGGCAGCGTCTACAACAGGTTCACCTGGAGTTACTACATCAGGTGGTCGTACCATCTACACATTCACCTCTTCTGGATCAATTACGTTTTAAGGATTAGATATGGCTCATTTTGCAAAAGTAGAAAACAACATAGTGACTCAAATAATTGTCGCTGAACAGGACGTTATTGATAGCGGTCTTTTTGGTACAGGCTGGGTGCAAACATCCTACAACACGATTGGCGGACAGCATCCAGAAGGTAGACCACTACGTAAGAACTACGCTGGCGTTGGGTATACATACTGCGACACCCGTGATGCGTTTATCCCACCAAAACCATTTGCAAGCTGGCTTCTAAACGAGGATACTTGCTTGTGGGAAGCTCCTGTAGCTATGCCAACTGATAACAAGCGCTATTCGTGGGACGAAGAACAACAAAACTGGATTGAGTTTATTTAATGAGCGAACGTTGGCCTGGCGGCTTAATTAACCAAACAGCACCTGTACCTAGTGGTCCGTACCAAGACAGTACGGCTTATGGCGTTTGGACGTTAGATCAAGTCGCATATTTAAAACAACAAGGTCTATGGCCCACTCCTGGCAACATTAACCCAAGTGCGTTTATTGAAAACTTATTTAGTACCTATTTGTATACAGGTAATGGCACATCACAAACTATAAATAATGGATTAGATTTAGCTGGTAATGGCGGTATGGCATGGATAAAAAGTAGGACTTCTGCTGAATACCACAACATATTCGATACAGTTCGTGGCGCAGCTAGTGTTTTATTTTCTAATGTTACTGATGCTGCTGGAAATTCTCCTACTCGTTTAACTAGTTTTAATTCAAACGGGTTTACAGTAGGTACAAATTCTGGCACTAATGGAAGTGGCACAAACTACGCTTCTTGGACATTCCGTGAACAACCTAAGTTCTTTGACATAGTCACTTATACTGGTAATGGTAGCGGTAGTGGTAGAACTATAAGTCATAACCTTGGCTCTGCACCAGGAATGATAATTTTAAAAGTCACCAATTTAGCGGGTGATGATTGGTACGTTTATCACAGAAGTATCCCAACTAGAGTATTGGCTTTAAATTCTACCGCCATTACAGACCCATCACCAGCTCAGTATGTTTTTGGAAACGGAACAACTGTTGTTGCGCCTACAAGTACAAACTTCACTATTGGTAGCACAGTAAATCCCAACGGCTATACATTTGTAGCTTATTTATTTGCCCATGACGCTGGTGGATTTGGCGCAACAGGAACAGATAATGTAATTAGTTGTGGTAGTTTTACTACTGATAGTAGTGGTAATGCTACAGTTAATCTTGGATATGAACCACAATACATTTTGTGCAAATATTCATCTTCTGCAAGCAATTGGTATGTATTTGATACTATGCGTGGACTTTCTTTAACAGGACAAAGAGGTTTATTTCCAAATCAAACTTATGCAGAAAGCGGTTATTCTGGAACTGGTTTATTTCCAACAGCAACTGGGTTTTCTACATTAGGAACATCATTATTTGACCCTAATGTAACTCTTATCTACATGGCAATCCGTAGACCAATGGCAGTGCCTACAGATGCTACTACTGTGTATCAACCAGCGATACAAACTGCTGGCACTAATTATGATATAACTTTCACTGGTATGCAATACATTGATACTGTTATAAGTTTTAAAGATGTAACTCCAGGGGGTATTTATAATGCCCCTATATGGAACGATAGATTGCGTGGTTTTCCAATTGATATGTCAGGCTCTACATACACAGGCAACCCTGGTCTAGCTTCTTCAACAACAGGAGCTGAAGCAACTGGATCAAGCCCAGCTACTTCAAATTATTTATCTGGCGTAACCATGAATCGTGCAGTATGGGGTGGTGGATGGAATGGTTATAACGGAGTATTTTATGGTTTAAAACGAGCCGCAGGATTCTTTGATGAGGTTTGTTATACAGGAACAGGCGCAAACCAAAATATTACTCATAATTTAGGCGTTGCTCCTGAGTTAATAATTTGTAAAATTAGAAGCGGCAGTTCAGCAAACTGGGTTGTATGGAATACAACTCTTAACAGCAGTACTGGGTATTTGTATTTAAATGCAGACATAGCTGCTTCTAATTTTGCTGGTGTTTGGAATGGTGCGCCTACATCAACCTATTTTACTCTCGGAACAAATTACCAAAATAATGAGTCTGGCTCAACGCTTGTAGCCTACCTATTTGCTACTTGCCCAGGAGTATCTAAAGTCGGTTCTTACACAGGCACAAGTTCAAACCAAACTATTAATTGTGGTTTTACTGGTGGCGCTAGGTTTGTACTAATTAAGCGCACAGACTCTACTGGTGATTGGTATGTATGGAACACCGCTAGTGGCATGGTAAGTGGTAACGATAAAAGATTAAAAATAAACAGCAATACTGCACAAGTAGCAGCTGATTGGGTAGTAACAACAACAGGTGGTTTTCAAATTGTTACGCCTGACGCTGGAGTTAATTACAGCGGCGGTTCTTACATCTTTTTGGCAATTGCATAAAGGACTAGTGTGTTTGGAATAACCGCATTCGCCCAGTCTCCATTTGCCGCACTAGGCGGGACAGCGTTTGCCGTTGATTTATCTGAATCGTTTACTTCTACTGATGTATATGCTGGCCCTGTTACGTTTTCAGGCATTTTTGCAGATTCTTTTGCTATAACAGACGATGTTCCAAACCAATTTAACTTTTACCTAAACATAGCTGAAAACTACTCAATTGATGACGCATATGTAAATGTCAGCGTTTATGATTTGGCCCTTGCTGAAACGTTTACAGCAACAGACTCGCTTTTGTTTGGGTTTGTGTATCCGGTAAGCTTAACCGAGTCTTTGACTTTAACTGACGCATCAAACGTAACGTCATTATTTATCACAACCGTAACAGAAACGATGACCGTAACAGAGGCTTTAACAGGCGGTTTCTTTTATGGCGTGGCTACCGCAGACACTGCTACATTTACAGATGCTACTACAGCGCAATACGCCTTTGGGCCAACCGTTGCAGAAGCGATAACTACTATAGATACAGTACCAGCAACCGCTATATACAGACCAACAGTCTCAGACACAATGACGTTAACAGACGCCCCAATTGGACGTGGTTGGTTTAAAATTGTGGATGATCAAACCCCTAACTGGGTTCAAATTAATAACGACCAGGCTTAAAGGACAACCATGCCAACAACGTACTCAAGCAACCTAAAAATTACCTTAATCGGCGATGGTGAACAAACCAACGTCTGGGGCGGCACAACCAACACAAACCTAGGCACTCTTTTAGAGCAGGCTATTACAGGGGTTAGTGGCGTAGGCTCAGGCAATACTGCTATTACTATGACGGGTTCAGCAGACTATGTGTTAACAAACAACGACGGTGCAGTAAACCAAGCACGTAATGCCGTGTTGGTAGTCAATGGCGCTAGTAGTGGGGGGTATGCTGTTGTTACTCCAGCTGGTCAACAAAAAGTGTATATCGTTAATAACAAGCTAACAACCGGTGCGGTTATTGTTAAGCCAAGCGGTGGTACAGGTGTGTCTGTTCCTAACGCTACAACAATGATTCTTTACACAGACGGCACAACCACACAGGCGGTTAACTACGCCCCTCCTGCCAGCACAGCAACTAACATAGCAGGCGGAACAGCAAACGCTATTCCTTACCAATCAGCTCCCGACACCACAACGTTTTTAAGCAGTGTTTCTGACGACAGCGGTAAATTTTTAAGAAGTAACGGAACTTCTGCCCCTACTTGGGCTACTGTTACTGGTGGTGGCGGAACTGCAAACGCTATTGTTGGGGGTAGTGCTGGAAAAGTTTTATACCAATCGGGTACAAGTACAACAAACTTTACTGATATTGGCTCAAGTGGAGCGCTTTTACAAGCCAACAGCACATCGCCACCAACTTGGACTACCAACCTTTCTTTAACTAGTGCCGCTTTTAGTGGTGCGGTAAGTGCTTCAACTTACTATGTTGGTAACGCAAGTAATTATATTAACCAAACCAGTAACGAAGTTTTTGTTATTGCAGGTGGTACAACAAGCGCTAAGTTTGCTACTAATGGAATAGGCACATCTAATATTGTTGCAACTGGCGGTATTGGTTGCGGCAATGCTTTTTATGGTAATTACAACCTAACAGTAAAAGGCCAACCATTTCAATCTGCAGCATATGTAGAAAACGGTAATGCTGGGCAATGTATAGCTGTTGTTGGTGTTGGCGGCGGAACTATTAACGCAATGGCTTTTTATTATGGCAGCGTTGCGTCTGGTGTTGGAACTATTACTATGACTGCTGGTGGCGTAGGCTATAACACCGGTTCAGATCGTAGACTTAAATCTAATATAGCTGACTTAAAAGATGTTGGGGCAACCATTGATGCACTGCAACCAAGAACATATACATGGAATTCCACCAAAGAAAGCGCTAAAGGATTTATTGCTGATGAGTTGCAAAAAGTAATTCCTAGTGCAGTTCACGGGGAGCCAAACGCAGTTGATAAAGACGGTAAACCAAAATACCAAATGCTTGACGCATCAACTCCAGAGATGGTTGCTTTGATGGTTGCAGAATTACAGTCTTTACGTAAACGTGTTGCTGCACTAGAAGCTAAAGCGTAATAGATAAAAAGGTGCAAATAGTGATATATGCCAGATCCGTTGGGGTTGTCCGAGGGGGTAAAAGGGCTTAGTGTAGGGCTTGATTCTGCTCGTGATGCAAGTAAAACCGTCAGCAAGCAGATCGAGAACATTCAAAATGACAGCCTTGAAGTAGCTCAACAAAAAGCGCAAGAACGGCGCAGAGCAATTAGAGAGGCAGAGCTTAAAAAAGAAAAAGCGCTGGTTAAAGCGCTTGAAGAGTGGAAGCGAAAGAAGCAAATCTCTGATGAAGAGGCGGATTTAAAGATTAAGTTTGTTAAGCAGTATGGTGCAAAAGAGTGGGAAGCCTTACTTAAAATTAAGCTGGACATTGAAAACCTTGAACGCAAGGCAAACGAAGAGTTTCAGCATGATTTAAAAGAAGTACGGCGAGTG